GTAATATATCCCCATACACACAAAAGGTTCGAGCAAGATTTAAACCCCATAATCAACACTAAAGATAGAATCGAGACAAGGATGGTGAAGCTGTTGCCGCAACTTACCACTCTCAATCATCATTCCTAACTCTTCGAGTTCGCACCCCTTCCTATTATACCGAATAGCTAGTTCATCCGCATCAACATGTCCTGAAATTGTACCCTCAACTTCGTGAACAGGCTTATTAATTTGGTCTTTGTAATATTGTGTGCCAGTTATATCAAATTTGACACTACGATCTACTACTAAATTACGCAAAGCATAAGTAATGACGTGGTTTCCACTATGAACTTTACCTCGATACACTTCAGAAGTGTACAAAATAGCTCTCTCCTCAAGATAGACCTCCGTGAAAGATCCATCATTCAAACGATCCTTAGTAAGCGGCACCGAAATACCACGAACTCTGAGCGATTCTCGTTTGCTCTCCAAAGAAAGTCCAGGTAAGTGCGCAGCACAATGACCTAAACCTTTAAGAAGTGATCCAATACAGTCGATTGCTTCGAACTCCCCTATTGTATTTCTAACAATAGTGGTCTTAAGAAAATCTACATGATGATAACTAGGACAATGCACAAGCTCAGTTTCATATCCAGCTAACTCAGCACAATATTTAAGAAAAGCATATGCTTCACTCTTTTTAATTGTTGGCCTATAGTTAGCACCCATGGTTACACTGTACTTGACTCTCCCTGTGTTGTTAAAAGATGTGGTCCATGAGTTACCAGAATATCCTTTATGGACAATAGGTATCATGTCAACTTTTTGTTTTGGAAATTCAATATTTCGAACAACTACAGGAGACTTACATTGTGCTAGACATCCGTCGACATCCTTAGCAAACTTTTCATCAAAGACTATACTCTCTCTAAGCACTTCAAACGTCCCGTCAGTGGGCGATGAATCTGCTTTTACAAAGTCGTCCTTGAAATACATGACACCATCTTCACAAACAATAGAAATAATACCATCATCACTAAAATAGTAATGTTCGATACCATGTACTGGTTGCAAAAAAGAAGTGAACATATCTTTCAATTCAGACCGAGATGGCCCATTCATGAACACGGACATACAATTGTTATAAACAAAAGGATGTGACCAAGCTTCTTTGACCATACTGGCAAAATAACTGCATTTCAAAGAACCGTTGACAGTGCAATCAATTACACATCGAGGATAAGATCCTCTTTTCAACAGTTCATATGGTTTTGCAAATGCTTTAGTTTTGCGCATATACCGGCGATCAAATACAACACCGTGTCCAAATAAATTGGCGCTTGCACGGACTCTCAAAACTTTCTTCTTATGAGGCGCATTCACCCACATATCACGAAGATCATCCGGATCCATTTCAGCACCAAACACTTCCACAAGATGACTGTGAATGTGTTCGAACCATTTTTTCAAACCACTGGAAAAACGTAGCTTGAAAAGGAGACTGTTTCTAACAAGCCTCCAGTGAAACTCAGGATCAAGAGGATTCCTGGTTTGAGATTGACGACGAAAACATAATCCTATGGAATTCGCATCAATTCTGAGCAAAGCAAAATTAGAAGAACATACAGGTCCAAAGACGGTTCTAATATTGTTATACTCAACACTATTTCTATCTAAACTAAACTTACTAAATCTAATATCTCCATCTACTACTAACGCACTATTACTTACAAATGTCAAATTAGAGCGGAATGGTTTGGGGATGCAAGGAACGCCCACTCCTATGTGTATATCAATTGGTGTGACACACACGCTCCTATTACCAGAGAGTTAAAAGATCTTTTTATCAATACCAGCAGATTTAACTCCAACTGGATTGGTAATTTGATCCCACACTCGAGCAGAATAGATCGCTTGTGATACCGCAGTGAACGTGTGATCTAGAACACCTAAATCATAAGGTACACCATTTCTCTTCACATAATTACAAGTAGACCCACCACTTACGAACCGGCGAGTCTCCATTGCATGGACAGATCCACATCTTTGCAACCAAACATCAGTGAAAACATCTTTATATATAACTACTTTCATATAGTGAGTGTAACCAGCATCAGCTATTGTTAATTTCATTCGATTATCAAAATAAGAAGTATAACCTAAAGGTTTTATCTTTTCCCAATCTAAACGATTTGTCAAACCATTAATATATGTATGTGGAGTATCAGCTCCCCATCTATCAATGTGGTACAAACGACGAATAGTAAAATCGAAAATTCTCATATAAAAATAAGTCTGCAGCAACAGATCCATTATTAATGAAAATAGAAAGAAAACCACGAAAGCATGTTTCAAATATAAAAAATGAATCACGGGATACACGAAAAGATAACTCTCTGCAACACCTTGAAATATATGATACTTAAGGAAAATGATAAAAACCACTATACACATAAGACATACATAAAAGCGCCATAAAATACTCAGAAAATCAATCGGTCTCATGTAAATTACAGTTGTTACAAACTCATGACCAGCAACAAACTGTATAGGATGAGGGATACCGCTACCAACAGCATCATACGCATAAACTCCATCTTCTTCATCGATGGGCAATGGTACAACAGCAGGTGTTAGTATTGGCGCAAAAATACCAGCATTATTATCTTGCTGAACTTGAGCGAAACGCTGCGCAAAAGCAGGGTTATTCACTGGACGTTCAGCGCGAACTCTAATCGGGTTGACTGCAACAGCAACAACTGCTTCAGGTTCAACAACAATATTAGGGGCAACCGGTATATTTATCACAACATCAGGAGGATCAAGACCCTCAGGTGCCAAAACAGGTTGAATAGGTACAACAGGAACAGGTACAACAGGTGGAGCGTCGACTATAGGTATATTAACACCTAATGCAGGATTCAACACAACATCATTATAACCAGGAACTGGTGCAATTATAGGACCATTTGGCAAGGGATTTGCAGCGTGTAAAGCGAGTAAATCAATAACTCGATTATTAACCACAACTCCGTTATCAGCAGCGTCAATCAATTGATTAGCGAGCCGACCATCAGCTTGTCGCTGATTATGTGCTAACATGGAATACTTGAAAGCTGTATACAACTCAACAAGTTCTAATGTTCGAATACGCAGTGCTTGCCCTTGAAGTAGCAAGACTGCATTTGGGTCATCAAATAACATTAATGTATTATTTGAATAACGCTCGACCAAGTTAGCTTCAGGTATTAAAACAGCATTAAAATCTGCAATAACATCTGGGGTGAGTGTATCATTTGGATGTGAACGACCCACCACTATTATCTTCTTACGATGTTTATACTCAAATTTGAAGTAATCTAACCCAAAAAGAAAATGACCACTTTCAAAGCTAATCGCGCGACATACAAAACATGTAATCACAAGGATTTCGCCAGTGGCTATCATCGACTGTACATCATTACGATCGATAATAATATTTAATTTCTTCCTGAGCATAATTATCAAACAACCAGTACATACCGCATGTCCACAGTAATTGTCTTCTCCACGAACACGCTTATTAAAGCAGTACGCACTAGAAAGACCACCGATTGTTCTCTTCTTTTTGACAAGTTGATTATCTATCTCAGTAACACCCATACCAGGCGGTACCATAGAACAAAAACACGAAGGACACATACGACTAGGTGCCGCGGAGTTAGGAGTACTAACTTCTTGACAAAACCTAGTGCCATGTAAGAACTTTGCATTAACATTCCGAGCTGCTAGATCATCACCTTCAGTAATCTCACCATGAGAACTACCGAGAGAGGATTGTGAAGGTTTGTATCTTTTAGATTTACCAATTGCTTTACGTAAACTGCCATAATTCCATGATAAATAATTAAATTTACCTTTGTCAATGAAATCACGCCATACGGTGTTAAAAGCAGTGTAATCAAAAACACTAGCTCCTGTCACTCTATCAGGACGAACAAAAAGGTTCAAGAATATATCAAACGCCTTGAAAATGTCATCATGACTTATGATTGAATCAGGAAATGGAACGGACTCAAAATTTTGAGTACGACGTCCTTTGACTCGACCATTTTTATCACGAACAATGACTTGTCGTTTCAAGTTGTTGTCATGTAGATACGTTCTACGACCCTTTAACTCGTGAGAGAAGACACGACGCACGAATATGTTAGTATCCTCACGATTTTCAATCATGTAACTAACAATGGGTGCATCATGATTAAGATTAGACACTGCAAGATTGGTGCGACGCTGGATATCATTAGGCAAGACATCTCCACGTTTACCATGGAAAGCTGGCCTAGTTGGTCCAGGGGGATTTGGTTTACGCACTGGTTTTTGAAACACAGCTTCACCAATATCCTTTTCACCCTTGCGATGAAATCCTCCTCTCGATTTTCCCTCCAATTCCCCCCCAGCTGCACCTGAGATAGACGCGAACGTCTTAGTCAAGCCCAAGCGCTTCTTCAACGCATTACTGGGAGGTGCTACCTCATGCAATCCTTTTGCATTAAACGCTCCACCTTTCTCCTTTGTATGAATAAATTTGCGGGGCATGTCGAGTCTTGCACTTAGAGAGGCTAGTTGGATAAACTAGCAATAGAAGTTACTATAATACTCTGGAATTCAGCCAAATCAAACACGCCTAGAGAACGTGTTGACGTGTGTATATAAATATGCGCCCCATACCAACGCGCACATCACTGTCAACCTAAAGCTGACCCGTTAAAGCCTACACTCGCGAAAGCAAGTGTGAACGATTGCAACTATTCCGATGAACATAGTTGGAAGCAACTCCT